CGAACGTTCTGCTACACTGGGAACACCCCCCTTATGTTTTGAAATCCAAATGGGTGGGGGTATATATATTTTTTGGAGGATGTTTCACGTGGAACATAAGGACTTTTGTAAGAATCCAAATTGCGGGAAGATGGTGAACCACATGTCGGGTTACTGTTTGACTCATCGTAAGGAGTGGCTCCAAGGGTATAAGTTTGGACTGCGTATCAGAGAGTCTACGGAATACAAGCATGCGGACTACGTTCTCAAAGAACTGGAAGCGGCAGCCAGTTATCCACAGATGCGTAACCAAGCCCATATGTTGATACGTGCGGCTAATCTGATTAGGTCTTTGTTAAAGTAATGCCGTTGGGGTGTTAAGCCAGCAATCGAGGATGTCGATGGGAGTCTTTTTCTGGCTTTCAGATTCTCCTAGTCAAAGACCAAATCGAATCCCAACACAAAGTTTAAACGTTCGTATATACTGTGGGTAACGTTCTCATAAAGGGGGAAATGTGGCAAAAAGTAAGTTGAAGAACATCATCCTGAGTCTCATGGCGATACAGGCTGAAATGCGTGGTACAGAGCGTGAGAAGTTGGGGGTCATCATCGACCAGTTAAAGAAGTTTACTGAGGGGGTAGAGAAATGAGCGATATATCAATGCCAGCAGTAGAGTGCAGTACTTGTAGCACCAAGTTCTCCCTTGAGATGGAAGGCGGGGTTCAGGGTAACTTTGGAATCATTCCCGTTGCGTTCTGTCCTACCTGTCTGTGTTCTGCAATTGATATGGTTCACCAGTTAGAGGGTTACGAGGACGATGAACTTCAGTAGAAATGCCGAAGGCATGTATGTGAGCATAGCGAACACGAACGCAAAAAAAATTTTGGCACTCCTAGAGGAAATGCCGCAGGACGAACGGAGTAGGTTTATCCGAGTTTTAGGGCAGTTGCAGGATGCCTCTGATATGGCAAGCAAGCCTATATCGGGCTGGCGCAAGCGGGAAATCATTGAACAACAAAAGAGAGAGGATTACCTAAATGACTGAAAAACAAAAACTGGTTTATGACTTCATTCAAGCATTCATCAAAATGAAGGGATTTGCCCCTTCTTATTCGGAGATTGCCCAAGGATTAGGCATGCGTAGCAAGTCAAATATCCACAGACATATCCACACCCTGCGGGAAAAAGGTCTTTTGCAGATTAAACCCCATATGGTGCGTTCGATGAAATTGATGGACAGCACGGTCAAAACAGTCGTTAATCTCTAAGTGCCACTCCTAACCGAACAAGAAATCAGGCAGTATCGAGAACTGCTGGATGTTTTGCCCCCTGAACATCCTGACGTAGATAAAATTCGCAAACTGTTCGCAGAAGATAAGAAAGAGCGCTGCCGTAACAACTTTATGCCGTTCGTAAAGGAGATGTGGTCAGCCTTTATTGCGGGTAAACACCATCGGGATATGGCAGATGCGTTTGAGCGGGTAGCCAACGGCAGTCTAAAACGGCTGATTATTAACATGCCGCCACGACACACCAAGTCTGAGTTCGCATCCTATCTGTTTCCAGCGTGGTTTCTAGGTAAATTCCCTGAGAAAAAGATTATTCAGACCGCCCACACCGCAGAATTAGCCGTGGGATTTGGTCGTAAGGTTAGAAATCTGGTCAATACCCCAGAATATCAAGCCGTTTTCCCCACCAAGTTATCCACAGACTCCAAGGCAGCAGGACGTTGGAACACCAACAAGGGCGGAGATTACTTTGCGATTGGTGTCGGGGGAGCCGTAACGGGTAAAGGTGCGGACGTTCTCATCATTGACGACCCACACTCCGAACAAGAAGCCATGCAAGGGACTTCTGCGGTCTATGACCGAGTCTTTGAATGGTACAACTCTGGTCCTCGTCAGCGTCTACAGCCGGGCGGAGCCATTATTATCGTGATGACCCGCTGGTCTAAGCGGGACTTAACGGGTCAAATCATCGATACGTCCAACAAACGGGACGGAACCAACGAGTGGGAAGTGATTCAATTCCCTGCCCTGATGCCTAGTGGAACACCCTTATGGTCAGAGTTCTGGTCTCAAAAAGAACTGGAAACAATCAAGGCTGAACTCCCTGTTTCCAAATGGGAAGCCCAATACCAGCAGAATCCAACCTCTGAAGAGGGGGCGATTATCAAGCGGGAGCAGTGGAAAATCTGGGAGGATGACGAGCCTCCCTACTGTGATTACATCATTCAGTCGTGGGATACCGCCTTTGAAAAGAACAACCGTGCCGACTTCTCCGCCTGTACGACTTGGGGAATATTCCAGCATCCCAACGAAAAAGGCGAGTACACCACCAATATTATTCTGCTCGAAGCCATCAAAGAACGGATGGAGTTCCCTGAATTAAAGGAACGGGCGATGGAGCAATACAAGGAATGGAACCCTGATACCTGTATTGTGGAAAAAAAGGCGGCAGGTGCTCCTCTCATTTATGAAATGAGACGAATGGGAATCCCAATTTCTGAATATACACCGAGCAAAGGAAGTGATAAGATAGCCCGTGTAAACGCAATATCAGACCTATTCGCATCTGGTTTGGTATGGTGTCCGAATACTCGATGGGCTGAAGAAGTCATGGAAGAATGTGCGTCCTTCCCGAATGGAGACCACGATGACTTAGTCGATTCAACGAGTCAGGCTTTACTGAGATTTCGTAAAGGCGGATTTATTAAGTTGCAAACCGATGAACCAGATGAAATTCCTACGTTTAAACGCAGGGTTGAGTATTATTAAGGATAGCCATGATTGAGAAAAGTCTATATCAAGCGCCACAAGGATTGGATGCCTTGTCTGATGAACCATCTGACATTGAAATAGAAATTGAAAACCCCGAATCGGTTGTGATTGGTATTGACGGGATGGAGATTGAAATCGTCCCAGACAAAGAATCAGCGGAAGACTTTGATGCCAACCTAGCGGAATTTATTGATGAAGGCACTCTTCAAGAAATTATTGGCGACTTGCTTGCCGACTACGATGATGACGTGTCTTCACGTAAGGATTGGATGCAAACCTATGTCGATGGTCTAGAACTACTCGGCATGAAGATTGAAGATAGAACCGACCCTTGGCCCGGAGCCTGTGGTGTTTACCATCCCCTTCTATCTGAAGCGCTTGTTAAGTTCCAAGCAGAAACTATTATGGAAATCCTGCCAGCGGCAGGTCCAGTAAAGACCGAGATTATCGGCAAAGAAACAGCAGAAAAGAAAGATGCAGCAGTCCGTGTTCAAGCGGACATGAACTACCAAATTACAGACGTAATGACTGAGTTCCGTCCTGAGACCGAGCGTATGCTTTGGGGATTGGGCTTGTCAGGAAATGCTTTCAAGAAAGTCTATTACGACCCCAACCTAGAGCGCCAAGTCTCTCTCTTCATCCCAGCCGAAGACGTTGTTGTTCCTTACGGAGCATCCAACATTGAAACGTCAGAGCGTATTACTCACGTAATGCGTAAGACTGAAAACGAAGTTCGCAAACTTCAAGTGGCTGGTTTCTACATGGACGTTGAATTGGGTGAGCCTAACAACACCCTAGACGAAGTAGAAAAGAAGATTGCCGAGAAGATGGGCTTCCGTGCCACGTCCGATGACCGTTACAAGTTGTTGGAGATGCACGTAAACCTTGACTTGGAAGGCTACGAGCATAAGGATAAAGATGGAAACCCTACAGGAATCGCTTTACCGTATGTTGTCACGATTGAAAAAGGTAGCAACCAGATTCTGGCAATCCGTAGGAACTGGAACCCTGACGACAATACGTACCAAAAACGGCAGCACTTTGTCCATTATGGATATGTGCCGGGCTTTGGTTTTTATTGTTTCGGGCTTATTCACCTTGTCGGTGCTTTTGCTAAGTCTGGCACTTCTCTTATCAGGCAACTGGTGGATGCGGGAACTTTGTCAAACCTACCCGGTGGTTTCAAAACTAGGGGTCTGCGAGTCAAAGGTGACGATACACCGATAGCGCCAGCCGAGTTCCGTGACGTTGACGTACCGTCTGGAACAATTAAAGACAACATCATGACTCTCCCGTACAAGGAGCCAAGTCAGGTATTGATGTCTTTGTTGAACCAAATCGTGGACGAAGGTCGCAGATTTGCGGGTGCAGCCGACATGCAGATTGCAGATATGTCTGCCAACTCTCCAGTAGGCACGACACTCGCTATCTTGGAAAGAACTCTGAAAGTAATGTCTGCGGTACAAGCCCGTATCCATTATTCGATGAAACAAGAGTTGCGTTTACTCAAGCGCATCATTGCTGATTACACACCAGAGGATTACAGTTATGACCCCGAAGAAGGTGATAGACAGGCTAAGAAGTCCGATTACGACATGGTGGATGTTATTCCCGTGTCAGACCCGAACGCTGCTACGTTATCGCAAAAGGTGGTTCAGTACCAAGCGGTTATCCAACTTGCTCAAACTGCCCCCCAACTCTATGACCTAGCGTACTTGCATCGTCAGATGCTTGAAGTATTGGGTATTAAGAATGCGTCCAAACTGGTCAAACTGGAAGACGACCAGACACCACGTGACCCAATCTCTGAGAACATGAACGCAGTCAACGGTAAACCGATGAAGGCTTTCATCTACCAAGACCACGATGCTCATATTGCAGCGCACCAAGCATTTATGACCGACCCAGTAGTCACAAAAACTATTGGTCAAAATCCTCAAGCCAATCAAATCATGGCGGCTCTTCAAGCGCACATGGCAGAACACTTGGGATTCCAGTACCGTTCGCAAATCGAGAAACAAATGGGCGTTGCTCTACCAGAGCCAGACAAAGAACTCCCAGCCGCTATCGAAGTCCAGTTGTCACGTCTTGTCGCCCAAGCCAGCCAGCAATTGTTGGCAATCCACAAAGGTGATGCAGCGCAGCAGAAGGCTACCGAACAGGCTCAAGACCCATTGGTACAAATACAACAGCAAGAATTGCAAATCAAGCAAGCAGACTTGCAGCGTAAGCAACAGAAGGACGCAGCAGATTCACAGGCGAAGATTGCTCAGATTGAGACAGAGCGCCAGCGAATTCAGACTCAAGCCCAGACCGATGCAATGCGGATACAGGCAGAGGCTGAGAAGCATGCCATCAAGTCCCAAGAGGACTTAACAATGGAAAAACTGCGCCTTGGCGTAGACGTAGCAGTCAAAAATGCCCAACTCAATAAAGGGAATAAATGATTGATAACAAAGTAATGAAACTTCTAGTCGAAAGGCTAGATGACAAAGTGGCACAAATTCAGGAAGCATTAGGCACAGGTTCTGCCAAAGACTACTCTGAATACAAAGCAATGGTCGGTGAGATAAAAGGTCTTCTTACTGCCCGTTTAAACATCCTAGACCTACAAAAACATTTAGAGGAATCTGATGACGAGTGAAATTTTACTGGCGACCAATCCAGACAACCCCATAATTATTGGTTCAATCAGTAAACCTGCCGAAGAAAAGGCAAAACAACTCCCCAAGCCTTCTGGTTATCACATTCTTTGTGCTATCCCAGACATCGAGGCGGAGTACGAAAGCGGCATTCTTAAAGCAGATGCCACTCTTCAGTATGAAGAAATGCTCACTACCGTCCTTTTTGTTGTGGCTCTCGGTCCAGATTGCTACAAAGACCCAACACGCTTTCCCTCTGGAGCGTGGTGTAAAGAAGGCGACTTTATCCTAGTCCGTCCCAACTCAGGCTCACGTCTTGTCATTCATGGCAAGGACTTCCGCATGATTAATGACGACTCGGTTGAAGGCACAGTAGACGACCCACGAGGAATTAAACGCAAATAAGGAGTTTAAACATGGCTGAATTTGAAAAGAAAGAGTTTCAATTTCCAGACGAACTGGAAAATGAGACCAAAGTTGAAGTAACTACCGAGGATTCCAACGTAGAGATTGAGATTGAAGACGATACTCCTGAGAAAGACAGGGGTGTAAACCCCCTTCCTCAAGAAGTAAAGGACGAACTCTATGAAGATGAGTTGACTGACTATTCTGCAAAAGTTAAGAACAAACTGTTGCAGATGAAGAAGTTGGCTCATGACGAAAGACGTGAGAAAGAACAGGCTTTCCGTGAGCAGCAAGAGGCTATTGCCCTTGCCCAGCGCCTAGTAGAAGAGAATAAACGCCTCAAAGCGGGTATCAACGAAAGCGAAAAAAGCGTTCTTGCCTCTATTACTAAGGCAGTTTCCCTAGAAATGGAACAGGCTAAACGTGCTTATAAAGAAGCATATGAGTCTGGCGACACCGATAGGATGATGGAAGCCCAGCAGACATTGACTGAAGTTTCATTAAAAAACGACAAAGTAAAGAATTTCAAACACACCCCTTTACAAGTCGATGAAGTTGATGTACAAATGCAACAAAAGGTGGCAACACCTCGTCCTGACCAATCAGCCTTACAATGGCAACAGCGTAATAGTTGGTTTGGTGAAGACAAAGTAATGACGGGTATGGCTTTGGCTGTACACGAGCAACTAAAAGATGAAGGTGTCCCACTTTCATCACAAGAGTATTACAGACGTATTGATGAAACAATGCGTAAACGGTTCCCAGAGAAATTTGAGACCGACACAGAAGAAAAGAGCGAACGCTCTACAAGACCAAGCACGGTTGTGGCTCCTGCTACCCGTAGCACATCCTCCAAGAAAATACGGCTTACTCAGTCGCAATTGAGTATTTCTAAGAAACTTGGACTAACCCCAGAGCAATATGCTCAAGCAGTATTAAAAATGGAGTCTTAAAATGACAACCAACAGAAAACCTCGTGAAATTGAAAACCGTGTAATGACAGAGCGCCCAAAGCAGTGGTCTCCGCCAGAATTGCTTCCTGAACCAGACAAGCAAGCAGGTTATTCATACAGATGGATTCGTGTTTCAAACTTGAATGTGGCTGACCCACGCAACCTTTCAGGAAAACTGAGAGAAGGTTGGGAGCCAGTTAAAGTTGAGGAACAACCGCAGTTTCAACTGCTAATCGACCCTAATAGTCGTTTTAAGGACAATATTGAGGTCGGTGGGTTATTGCTTTGCAAAACTCCTACTGAGATGGTTGAGCAACGTAATGCATATTACGCCAATCAAACTGCCGCTCAGACAGAGGCTGTAGACAATAATTTAATGAGTCAAAGCGACCCAAGGATGCCACTCTTCCGAGAGAGGAAATCTACGACTAGTTTTGGCAAAGGTTCATAACTTTTTTTAATGGAGTCTTAAATGGCATATCCTACCGTTGCAGGCCCTTACGGGTTTCAACCAATCAATTTGATTGGTGGTCAGGTCTACGCTGGTTCGACTCGAAATATCCCTATTGCTTCAGGTTCTGGCACATCAATCTTTGCAGGTGATGTGGTACGTCTGAACACTGGTGGTACTTTGAGCCGTGCTGCTACTGGCACTACTTCCGCCACCGATGCTGTCGGTGTTTTCATGGGTTGTTCTTACACAAACCCATCAACAAATCAAAAGATTTTCACGCAATATTGGCCCGCTGGGACTGTTGCCTCTGATGCTGTTGGTATTGTTGTTGATGACCCTGATGCGTTATTTAAGGTCGCTGTGTTGTCAAATTCGACAACCATTAGCGGCTTAACTCGTGCGGCTGTTGGTCAAAACGTTGCTTTCTTTTTAACTGCTGGTAGCACAACTTCTGGCGATTCTAAAGAAGGTGTTTATAACTCTACTGGTTCTACTACAACTTTACCTTTCCGTATCGTTGACGTTGTTCCAGAGACTGTTAACGCTTCTGGTTCGTATACTGAAGTGATTGTCAAATTTAACTTTGGCGTTCACACATATACATCAGCCACTAACGTTGTAACTGCTGCTTAAGGAGCAATTAAATGGCTATCTCTCGTGCACAACTACTAAAAGAGTTGCTCCCCGGTCTGAATGCATTGTTTGGATTGGAGTATGCAACTTACGGTCAACAACACAAAGAAATCTACGAAACTGAGACTTCTGAGCGTTCGTTTGAAGAAGAAACAAAACTGTCAGGCTTCAGCGCAGCACCTGTCAAAAACGAAGGCTCTGCCATCGCTTATGACAATGCTCAAGAAGCATTTACAGCCCGTTACAACCATGAAACCATTGCTCTTGGATTCTCTTTAACAGAAGAGGCAATCGAAGACAACTTGTATGACAGCCTATCCGCTCGTTATACCAAGGCATTGGCTCGTGCTATGGCTTACACCAAGCAGGTTAAAGCGGCTGCTGTATTGAATAACGGTTTCACTAACTCTGCCGCTTATTACGGTGGTGACGGTGTACCTTTGTTCTCTGCAAGCCACCCATTGGTTTCTGGTGGTACAAACAGCAACGTTCCTGCAACCCCTGCTGACTTGAATGAGACTTCTTTGGAAGCCGCAGTTATTCAAATCGCCCAGTGGACTGACGAACGTGGTCTGTTGATTGCTGCTAAACCTAAGAAATTGGTTGTTCCTCCATCACTCCAGTTCGTTGCAACTCGTTTGCTCGAAACTGAATTGCGTGTTGGTACTACCGATAACGACATCAACGCAATCAAGAACAACGGTTCCGTTGCAGAAGGCTACACAGTTAACAACTACCTAACAGATACAAATGCTTGGTTCTTGACAACTGATGTACCTAACGGCATGAAGCATTTCGTTCGCACCCCAATGAGCAACTCAATGGACGGTGACTTCGATACTGGTAACGTTCGTTACAAGTCTCGTGAGCGTTATTCTTTTGGCTGGTCTGACCCTCTCGGTATGTGGGGTTCACAAGGCGCTTAATTGCACCTTTGACCTAGGGAAACCCTGCCATAAAAAGCAGGGTTTTTTCTTTTAAAATCGGTTGCAAGCCGTTTAAATTGCGTGTATAAATGGAACATCTGGGTATTTTTACTTATGCCAACCGCCCCAGCGGACGATGCAAAGATGGCATAGGGACTTTTGCATAAAGGAAATTAATCATGGGTTTCGCTACTCACCTTGGTCCTTGGAGACTTGGAACCGTTAAAGACACTACTGGCACTGTTGCTGGAACTATTGAAAACATGGGTGTAACCACTGTTTCTCAATCTCAGGAAGTTGTTTTTGGTACTCTTACTGGTACTGCTTTTGTTCTTCCTGCTGGCTCACAAGTTACTGATGTAAAAATCGTAACAACTACTGTATTCAGTGCTGCAACTACTGCCAAACTAAGTATTGGCGCTGTTGACTTCACTACTACTGGCACGATTACTAGCGTAGGCGGCATTAGTTTGACCGCTAACGCAACTACCCCTGCTTTGTGGCTAAACGTTGGCACTACTGATGCTATCGTTACTTACACATTGGCTGGTACTGCGTTAAGCACTGGTGCTGCAACTATCATCATTACTTACTCTGTACGTAATTCTGACGGGGCTGCAAACCCAACCGCATTCCAAAATTAATCTTGAGGGGAGGTTTTTCCTCCCCGTTTAAACTTTAAGGAGATTAATGATGGGTATGCAATATGACGTAAAACAGGCGCATTTAAACGGTAGCGGCATTTTTGTTGTTGGACCGACTCGTATTAAAGGCATTTCATTAACTGGCACGGCTACCGCTGGTCAATTAGTTGTATTTGATACGCTAACAGCCCCTGTAACTACGGGAACTTATGGTCGTTCAGGAACAACCGTTACTGTAACTCAATCAGCACATGGATTAGCCAATGGACAAGTTATTGGTATTGATTTTGCTGCTGGTACAGGTGGGACTGCTACAAACGGAAATTATGCTGTCACAGTATTAACATCCAGTACTTTTACTATTACAGACATTAACAGCGGTTCAATTACTGCTGGCGCTGCAATGGTTTATTCAACTGGAAAATGGTTAATAACATATGATGTAGCCGCTGGTGACACATATAACAATGCTCCATTTATTCCCGGAGAAGGTGTAAGGGCGGACAATGGCTTGTATGGTTATATAACAAATTTAACCGCAGCAAACATTTACTACGGATAAACAATGGACGGTCAAGAAGCCTCATACAGTTTAGCGGGACGGAAAGTCATGATTGGCATTCCGTCTTACGACTTCAAGGTAACTACTAAATGGGCGATTTCTTTTGCCCATTTTTGCGTGGAGGCTCAGAAACACGGAGTTCAAATTCAGGTAGGCAATATCTCTGGATGCTCTGTTGTTTCTCGTGCCCGTAACCTCATTGCGTATGATTTCTTAGAGTCAGACTGCACTGACTTAATGTTTATCGACTCAGACATTAACTTTGATGCCAACGATATTTTCAGGCTAATGGCTTGGAATAGTGACCCTAAAAAGGGTATCGTGGCTGGCATTCCAGTAGCCCGTAAGAAGGGCAAAGTATATATATCAACGCTTGATATAGATGCTGACCAGAACGTGCAAATGAACAACATGGGTCTGGTACGTGCAAAGCGGGTAGCAACAGCCTTCATGATTATCCGTAGGGACGTTTTAGAGACCCTTAGAGACGCTCATCCTGAATGGCAATACATTGATGACCGCCTTCAAGAAAAACCGTCCTATTCGTTCTTTGATTTCAAATCCACACCAGAAGGTTACGTAGGAGAAGACTACGTATTCTGTGACCGTGCCCGTGAGCATGGCTATGAAGTATGGATTGACCCTACAATCAAACTTGGTCACATGGGCATTCATGAATTTGAAGGTTCTTTTGGCGAAGATTACCTCTATCCAATGTTGCGTCCTATTGACGCTCAAAAGGAAGCATCATGAAAACTCCCGCTTGGACTCGCAAAGAAGGCAAAAATCCTAAAGGTGGTTTAAACGCCAAGGGTCGTGCCTCCGCCAAAAAGGAAGGTATGAATTTAAAGCCTCCCCAGCCAGAAGGCGGTAAGAGGAAGAAGTCTTTTTGCGCCCGTATGGAAGGCATGAAGAAAAAACTAACGAGCGAGAAGACAGCAAAAGACCCGCAATCTCGTATTAATAAATCTCTAAGAGCGTGGAAATGTTAAGCATGATGGAAATATGGACGGGTGGGTTGACCATTTTTATGGCAGTAATTGGTTACATCATGCATGAGAAATTTGCAGAATTAGCCCGTATCAGTATTTTGTTAAATAAAACAAGAGAGGAAGTGGCACGTGATAACGTTACTCAAGCAGAAATTGACAAAGTTATGGAGCACATTGATGCTCGCTTTAACAAACTTGAAAGCAAGATTGACCAACTTATTAAAAGGTAAGTGATGCCATCAACAAGTAAAAAGCAACACAATTTTATGGAAGCAATTGCCCATAACAAGGCTTTTGCTAAAAAGGTTGGCATACCGCAATCGGTAGGTCAAGAGTTTAGTAAAGCCGATAAAGGCAAAAAATTTAGAAAAGGTGGAATCATGAAAAACGACATGAAGATGGACAAAGAGCAAGACAAGGCGATGATTAAAAAAGCCTTTAAACAGCATGACCTGCAAGAGCACAAAGGTGGCAAAGGCACTAAATTGGCTTTGAAAAAAGGCGGTATGGCTGATATGTGCGGTGGCGGCAACGTTAAGAAAATGGCTGCTGGCGGACAAGTTGACCCACGTATGGCTGCAATGATGGCTAAAAAACGTGCAATGATGGCTGGCAAAGGCGCTCCTGCAATGGGTCAGCCACAAGGTCGTCCTACTATGGCTCGTCCTGTTGCCCCTGCTGCTGCTCCAGCACCAACAATGCCAATGAAAAAAGGTGGTCGTATTGCCTCTAAAGGTGAGCATTCAGTGCAAACCAAGTCTAAGCGTGGCGCTGAGATGGTTAAAATGGCTAAAGGCGGTTACGTTAAGTCTGCTGACGGTATTGCCAAAAAGGGTAAAACCCGTGGAAAGATGTGCTAAATGAGAGCCTCTCGTGGGATGGGAGATATTCTCCCGTCCAAAATGCCTAAAGGAGTCCGCAAGGCTCGCAAAGATAGTTCCGACTTTACAGAGTACTCTAAAGGCGGGACGGTTAATGCTGCGGGTAATTACACGAAACCAAGTCTACGTAAGCGCATTGTTTCTCAAGTAAAGGCTGCCGCAACACAGGGTACTGGCGCTGGTCAATGGTCTGCACGTAAGGCTCAATTAGTTGCAAAAAAATATAAGGCGGCTGGCGGTGGGTATAAATGAGTGGTTTAGCAAAATCGCAACGTTCTTTAAAGGCTTGGGGAGACCAGAAGTGGACAACCAAGTCAGGGAAGAAGTCGTCCGAGACGGGGGAACGATACCTGCCAAAAAAAGCAATAGAAGCGTTAAGCCCACAGGAGTACGCAGCAACAACAAAAGCCAAGCGAGCAGGAAAAGCACGGGGGCAGCAGTTCGTGCCGCAGCCCAAAAAGGTAAAAGCAAAAGTAAAACCGTACCGAAAGATTAAATAATGGCAATTAGAACTAGCGGAACCACGGACTTTAACCTCCCGTTCAATGAAATGGCGGAAGAGGCGTATGAGCGCTGTGGCATTGAGATGCGTACTGGTTATCAGTTACGCACCGCTAGGCGCAGCCTTAACTTAATGACGATGGAATGGGCTAACCGTGGCATCAATTTGTGGACTATTGAGGAGGGAGAGATTCCTTTGGTCACTGGACAAGTAGCCTACCCCCTTCCAGACGACACAATCGACCTCCTAGACCACGTTATTCGTCAGAATCAGGGCACAGTCAATCAGATTGACATCAACATTACCCGTATTTCGTCTACAACTTACCTGCAAGTGCCTAATAAACTGGCACAAGGCAGACCAATTCAGTTGTTTATTAACCGCCAGACCGCTCAAACCAACGCAACTACTGCGGTTTTGGTGGGAAATGGGACAACGGCTAATATTTCTTCCACAGATACCACGATTCAGGTCAGTTCTACTGCTGATTTAGGTGCATCTGGGTACATTCAGATTGATAACGAGACCATTTACTACACCAGTATCTTAGGAAACGTCCTACAACTGTGTGCTCGTGGTCAAAACGGTACAACTGCTGCGGCTCATACTGCTGGAGCAGCAATTTTGACCAAGAATTTGAACAGTGTGAGCGTTTGGCCCACCCCTGATGCTGGTGGAAGCCCATATACCTTGGTTTATTGGCGCATGCGTAGGATTCAAGACGCTGGTGGTGGTACTTCTGTGCAAGACGTACCGTTCCGCCTTGTTCCAGCGCTGGTTGCTGGCTTGGCTTACCACCTTGCAGTCAAAAATCCAGAGGCGCTAGACAAAGTTCAGTTGCTCAAGCAGATGTATGACGAGGCATGGCTTACCGCTTCAACGGAAGACCGTGAAAAAGCCTCTCTCCGCTTGGCTCCACGTCAATTGTTTTGGTGATGTATGACAAGTAATTATGCGTCAGGCAAGTATTCGATTGCGGAGTGCGACAGATGCGGTCAGAGGTACAAGTTAAAGGAATTACGGAAAGAAATAGTAAAGACTAAACTGTATAACTTGAAGGTCTGCCCAGATTGTTGGGACCCCGACCAGCCACAGTTATCTCTGGGTATGTATCCAGTGTATGACCCACAGGCGGTACGGGAGCCAAGACCTGACGTAAGTTATCGGATGTCTGGTTCAAGCGGTTTACAGATTAATGGTACAAACGACACCACAGAAGAGGGCGTTGGGTATCAAGAGGAAGGTAGTAGAACCTTTCAGTGGGGCTGGAATCCAGTTGGAGGTGCAAGAGGTTCGGATGTAGGTTTAACACCAAATGACTTGGCTTTAAACATCCGATTGGGTACAGTAACAATATCAACTTAAGGAGCAGAAAATGTCATTCAAAAAAGGCGCAGACGGAATTACTAAAAAAGGCAAAACCAAGGGTTATAACTACGGTGATAGCGGTCCAACTGTAATGGGTTTAAACGGTGGCAAGAAATCTGCTGGCGTTACATCCATGAAAATGAAAGAAGTTGGTCGCAATATGGCTCGTGCTATGAATCAAAAATCTTCAGGAAGAGGTCGTTAATCATGGCTAAATTTTCTAAAAAAGTAATGGGTAAAGAAGTTGGCGATGCCAGCGTCTATGCCGAGCCACACACTATGTCTGGCAAAAAGATGACCTCAGTAGAAAACTGCGTTACCAAAAAAGGTAATGGGATTGACAGTGTCAATATGTCTGTTGGTGGTTACACAAAGAACACAGAGCCAAAAGAAAACAAGTATGGTGAGCAAACCATGCGTGGTTATGGCGCTGCAACCAAGGGTATTAAGACTCGTGGACCGATGGCTTAAGGATTAAAGAATGACATATGATGAGTTAGTCGTAGCGGTACAGTCCTACACGGAGAATACGTTCCCGACTGTAGACATGAACCGCATGATTGAGCAAGCGGAACAAAAGATTTATAACGCTGTTCAATTACCATCGTTGCGTAAAAACGTGACAGGTACTTGCACAATTAACAATAAATACTTGTCTTGCCCTAATGACTTCTTGTCGTCATTCTCCTTGGCTGTTATTGATGCCTCTGGGTCTTACTATTACTTGCTCAATAAAGACGTAAACTTTATTCGTGAAGCCTATCCATCTCCAACTGATACGGGTTTACCCTTGTATTACGGTCTATTCGGTCCGCAATTTGGATACCCTGACGAGTTAGCCTTCATTCTTGGACCGACTCCAGATGCTAACTACAACATGGAGTTGCATTATTTCTTCTATCCTGAGTCCATTACAGATGCGGCAGATGGTCGTACATGGCTTGGAGATAACTTTGACGTTGCTCTTCTTAACGCTACTCTGATGGAAGCCATCACTTATATGAAGGGCGAACAGGACATGTTGGCTCTCTATAAAGGCAGATATGACGAAGCAATGGCTCTTCTCAAACAATTGGGCGATGCCAAAGAGAAGGGTGATTCTTACCGTGATGGTTCACCTAAATATCCTGTGACATGATTCAGCAGACAATAACCACATCGTTTAAACAGCAGATTCTCCAAGCAGGACAAAACTTGGCGACTGATACTCTTTATATGGCTCTCTATACTGGGGCTGCCAATCTAGATGCCGACACAACCGTATACACAACTACGGGTGAAGTCGTGGGAACTGGGTATGTTGCTGGTGGAAAACAGTGCCAAAACGTCACTATTAAAACCACAGGAAACACCGTGTTTATTAGTTTTAACAACATACAGTGGACGGGAGCATCCTTTACTTGCAGGGGAGCACTCATTTACAATGTAACCAGAAGCAATAAGTCTATTGCGGTACTGAACTTTGGTTCAGACAAAACGGCAGGACCAAATTTTGTAGTGACGCTCCCAGCAAATAATGCTGATAGTGCCTTAATCCGTGTTTAAACAAGGAGATTTTTAATGTTTTCAGAAAAAGTAAATATGGCGGATGCTTGCGAAGCAACTGTCACTCGTGGTGCAGGGCATAAAGAAGCGGTTAGTCTTTCTGGCTACTATGTAGTCCAGTGCTTTGGTGCTGATGGTCAAATTAAATGGGAAGATGACATTCATAACGTTGTTACTACTGTTGGTAAAAACGGTGTGCTTGATACATACCTAGGCAACACTGCTGCTGGTGCAATTGTGATGGGCTTAAAGGGTACTGGTACTGCGGTTGCAGCCGATACTCAGGCAAGCCACGCATCATGGTTGGAAGTTGGTGGTACTAACGCTCCTACTTACTCAGGCAACCGTCCTACTCCATCTTTCAGTGCTGCTTCTGCTGGTGTTAAAACAACCAGTTCCGCTGTAACGTTTTCAATCACAGGTTCTGGTACTGTTGCTGGTTGCTTTATCAACGTTGGCGGTTCAGCCACCAAAGATAGCACTACTGGTACTTTGTTTAGCGCTGGCGACTTTACCGCTGGTTCTAAGACCGTAACCTCTGGCGATACATTAAGCGTTACTTATTCAGCAACTGCATCCTAATTAGGGGACTAACATGCCGTTAGTCTTAGCCGATAGGGTTCAGGAAACTACGACTACCACTGGCACTGGTACTGTCACCCTTTTGGGTGCTAGTACTGGTTTTCAGTCTTTTGCGGTAATTGGTAATGGAAACACGACTTACTACTGTATTGCGGGACAAGGTACTTCCGAGTGGGAAGTGGGTGTTGGCACGTATACGTCTTCAGGGACAACTCTTGCTCGTACCACTGTTCTTGCTTCTAGTAATAGCGGTTCCCTTGTTAATTTTAGCGCTGGCACAAAGTCTGTTTTTGTTACCTATCCAGCGGGAGAATCGGTCAATTTAGACCAAACAAATACTGCTTTTGCGCCTCAGTTTGGAGCAAGCAACGGTCTATTTTTACAAAACCTGACAATCAGTTCTAGCGTCACTTTCCCAACTGGCTATTCTGCAATGTCGATTGGACCAGTGACTCAGGCGAATGGCTCTGTTGTAACTGTTCCGTCAGGGAGTCGCTGGATAGTTTTTTAAATGTTTGGCATAACCACCTTTTCCCAAAGCCCTTTTTCAGCATTGGGTGGGGCGGCTTTTGCTGACTCTGTTAGTGAATCATTTGCGTTAACTGATGCACAAAGCGTTGCTGCCATTTTATCAGGCGTAGTTTCGGAGTCATTTACTCTAACAGATACACAAGTAGGCTCGTTCACTTTCCTTGGAAATACGGTTGAGTCTTTTGCTCTGACGGATTCACAGACAGGAAATGCCACATTTGTTATAGCGGTTACTGAAACATTTGCAGTAACAGACACCCAAACTGGAAACGTCAATTTCCTTGTTACCAATACAGAGACGTTTACCCTAACGGATAGTCAAACTGGTAATGCTACTTATCCAGTTTCTGTTTCAGAAAGCACTACACTAACCGACAGTGAAAATGTCACGGTTGTGTTTGCTGGTTCTGTATCGGAATTAATGACATTAACCGACTCACAAACAGTCACTGTTGTGTTTGTTGGGGAGCAACTAGAGACTTTTGCGCTGTCTGATAGTGAAACTGGCAACGTTAATTACCCAGTAACAAGGGGCGAATTCTTTGGATTAGCAGATGCACAGAACGTTCTTGCTGCATTTGTTGGAGCACAGGCTGAAAACTTCACGTTAAGCGTTGTTGAAGATGCCTCGTTTACGTTCTTTGGAACAACAGAAGAATCATTTGGTTTAGCAGACACTCAGACGGGCAACACTTTCTTACCTTTGGTAAGGAATGAATCGTTCGCATTGACTGACTCAGAAATTGGACAGGCGCTATTCATTGGAGCAGTTAGCGAATTAATGGTGCTAACAGCCTATGCAAACGCTACCGGTTGGTTTAAGATTGACGATAGTCAAAACCCTTCTTGGGGTTCCATTAACAATGGACAGACTGCTAATTGGGGTAGTATTAATAATTCCCAAACACCGAATTGGACTCAAATAAATACGGGCTAGGGAAAGATGTCAACATTTTCATCCAATCTATATATTGAATTAATAGGCACTGGCGAACAGACAGGTGTCTGGGGAAACACGACCAATACTACCTATCAGTATGCGTTTGAGGACTCTATTGTAGGTAGGGCTAACGTTCCTTTTGCGGATGCAAACGTTACTCTAACCCCTGTAGCGCTCAATACTTCACAGACTTTTCGCAATGTTTACTTAAATTGCACAGGGACAAACACTGCCGTTCGCAGTTTAATTGTTCCTAATATTCTTAAAAACTACGTTATTGAGAACAACACCACGGGTGGTTATTCAATTTTGGTAAAGACTTCCGCAGGAACAGGCATAACCGTTTTAAACGGCTTTAAATGTGCGGTTTATGTAGACGGAACAAACGTCACTGCTGCTGCTACGTACCAGCCAACCATGACTATTGGCACTTTAAGCCTTAGTAATCCTCTTTTAACAAGCAGTGGCGGCACAGGTTTAGCCTCGTTTACTGCTGGCGACATGATGTATTACGCATCAGGAACAGCATTTTCTAAACTTGGTATTGGTTTAAACGGTTATGTTCTAACTTCTAACGGCAGCGCCCCTGTTTGGGCTGCACAAAGTTCGTTAGTTGTTACTAACTTATCAGGTGGAGCAGCAGGTTCACTACCGTATCAATCTGCCCCAAGTACCACAACATTTCTTGCGGCTGGTTCTACCAATGCAGTATTACAGATTTCAGGCGGTATTCCTGTATGGAACACCAGCATTACCGTGCCGGGCAATTCAATCTTCTCGTCTAACGGTGCTTTGACTATTAGTTCTGGTACTACGGCTCAACGTCCAGTAAGTCCTACTGCGGCTATGTTGCGGTTTAACTCTACAACCAATGAGTTTGAGGGTTATAACGGCACGGTTTGGGCATCAGTTGGTGGCGCAGCGCTAGTCAATGACACAACAACTGCCAGTGTTCGCTACCCATTATTTGCTTCTGCAACATCAGGCACGGCTCAGACTATTTACACAGGCAATGCGAACCTACTTTACACACCATTATCAGGTGAATTAAAGTCAAAGGTCATGGTTTCGGCAAATGGATTCATCGTAAACGGGACAACAGCCGATACGAACTATACAATTGGAACAGGATTTAACGCTTTCTCAGTAGGACCAATCACGATAGCAGATGGCACAACCATTACATTGTCGTCTGGTCAGACTTGGGTCGTCATTTAAGGAGCAAGAATGAGCACTATACGAGCAGGAACCACGACAACTACAGCGCTAGTAAATACTGCGGATACGACAGGTAATCTTGTCCTTACTCCTGATTCTGGACGAGTTCAAATTAATACCACTGGCGCTTTGCAAATTCCATCAGGAACTACCGCACAACGTCCAGCGTCTCCATCAACTGGTGATTTTCGTGTAAACACAACAACAAACGCCACAGAAATATATGCAAACGGGGCATGGAATACTATTAGTAGTTTTATATATTCCGTTGAGTCGCTGGTTATTGCTGGTGGTGGAGCGGGTGGATATGAGGCTGGTGGCGGTGCTGGTGGCTATCGCTCTTCTGTTGTTGGAGAATCTTCAGGTGGTGGGGCATCCGCAGAGGCTGTTTTAACAGTAACTCCCGGCACTGCTTATACAGTCACTATTGGCGCTGGCGCAACAGGTACAACAAGTACATCTCAAAGCCCACCTCTTTCTGGTTCAAATTCTGTTTTTGCCTCTATTACATCGCTTGGCGGTGGCGGTGGTGGATTTTATAGTGCTGGCACACAAAATGGTGCATCTGGTGGCTCTGGTGGTGGAGCGGCAAGCGGTGCGGGTAGCAACACAGGAGTTGGTACTGCTGGGCAAGGCTACGCTGGCGGTTATGCCGCTGGTGGTGGTGGCGGTGCAGGAGGTGCAGGAGGAAATGGATATTCAGGCACAGCAAATGGCGGTGTAGGCGTTTCATCTTCAATTAATGGAACAGCCACTTTCCGTGCAGGTGGCGGTGGTGGCGCTCCAGTTTCTGGCGGTCCACAGCCCGGTGGCAATGGTGGTGGTGGCAACGGTGTGTTTCCCGGTCCAGGTGGAAATGGCACTGCTAATACTGGCGGTGGGGGTGGTGGATTTTGGTCAAGTGGAAGTGGACCATCTGGTAACGGTGGTTCTGGAATTGTGATTATTCGCTACGCTGGCTCACAAAGAGGAACTGGCGGAACAGTAACATCATCTGGTGGTTACACCATTCACACCTTTACATCTTCTGGCACATACACTGCTTAAGGAATAGACAATGACATCAATAATTAAAGCGGATGACGGAGTAGTTTCAGGAAGCGCAGGGATAAAGTCCACTGCGGATACTAGCGGTACGTTAGAACTTCAAGCAACTAGCGGTTTAGTCTCTATGGCTAACGTTACTGGCGCTATGACTTTGCCTACAGGAACAACTGCTCAACGCCCATCCAGCCCTGCTTCGGGTCAAACTCGTTACAACTCAACTCTTGGTTATCCTGAGTGGTATAGCAGCACTGCATCTGCATGGCTTCCATTTAGTTCATCTGCAACATATACGGTTGACTATCTTATAGTTGCTGGTGGTGGTGGTGGTACTGCATCAAACGGCGGTGGCGGTGGCGCTGGCGGTTATTTGTCAAACAATGCAACATTAAATTCTGCTCAAAGTTACACCGTAACTGTTGGTGCTGGTGGTAGTACCAGTAGTGGAAACAGCAATACAAACGGCTCTGATAGTTCAATTAGTTCCGTTGCAACAGCAACGGGTGGCGGATATGGCGGCGCTCGTAGTTATCGTGCTGGAGGTTCTGGAGGTTCTGGCGGTGGAGGCGGTGCTGATAGCAATTCATATGCAAATCCGGGTTCAGGCACTTCTGGTCAAGGTTACGCAGGAGCGTCAGGTAATGATGCGCCAAACTATCAAGGCGGTGGCGGTGGCGGAGCAAGTGGAGCCGCAACAAATGTAAACGGAGCGGCTGGTCTCAATTGGCAGTCACTTGGCACTTACTATGCTGGCGGTGGCGGTGGTGGTGCAAACAGCGGACCGGGGTCTGGTGGCACAGGTGGTGGCGGCAACGGCAACACTACAAGTAATGCCACAGCAGGAACTGCAAACACTGGAGGTGGAGGTGGGTCAGCAAACGGTAGCGCCTCTAGTGGCGGCGCTGGCGGCTCTGGTATTGTGATTGTTCGTTATGCTGGTTCGCAACGTGGAACTGGCGGAACTGTCACGTTTACTGGCGGCTACACCTACCATACATTTACAACTTCTGGCACATACACTGCCTAATTAATCTTTTAAAGGAGCAATCAAATGGCACATTTTGCAAAAGTAGTGGACGGTAAAGTAACGCAAGTTATCGTTGCCGAACAAGAATTCTTCACAACATTCGTGGATTCAAGCCCCGGTGAGTGGATTCAGACTTCATATAACACTCATGGTGGCGTTCATGCTAATGGTGGAACTCCATTGCGTAAGAACTACGCTGGTATTGGTTTTACTTATGACCGTACCCGTGATGCATTTATTCCTCCAAAACCATTCGCATCTTGGACTCTAAATGATTCCACTTGCCTATGGGATGCCCCTGTAGCAATGCCTACTACTGGCGGTCCTTATGCATGGGACGAGGCTACAACTTCTTGGGTTGTAACTGAACAAGTTTAATTAAGGAATAGCCATGCCTCAAATATTTAGCGGCACAGACGGCACTACCCCATCATCATGGACTACTGCTGGTCGCCCTGCCTCGCCATCTAATGGTCAGTTTGGTTTAAACACCACTCTTAACCAAATGGAGTGGTATAGCACATCATCTGGTTCTTGGGTTTCATTTTCTGATGTAGCAAGTTATTCTGTTGAATACCTTGTAATTGCTGGTGGCGCTGGCGGTGGTTCAAGCAATACAAACAACAGCAACGGTGGCGGTGGCGGTGGCGGTGCGGGAGGCTATCGCTCTTCTGTTTCTGGCGAATCTTCTGGCGGTGGCGGTTCTGCTGAATCACCAATTACGGTTACATCTCTTACTGCTTATACAGTAACTGTTGGCGCTGGTGGTGCGGCTGGTTCAACATCAAGCAATCAAACAGGAACAAATGGCTCTAATTCTGTTTTTGGTTCCATTACATCTGTAGGTGGCGGTGGCGGCTCATCAGCAGGAAATACTGGTGGCGCATCTGGTGGCTCTGGCGGTGGCGGTGGTGCTTATCTTGCTACAGACCCCGGCTCAGGCACAGCAAACCAAGGCTATGCTGGTGGAGCAAAAGGCACAGGTGGATATTCTGCCGCTGGTGGCGGTGGCGCAGGTGGTGTAGGTGGAAACGGAACAAGTACAACTGCTCCGGGCGGTAGTGGCGGCTCTGGTGTTTCTTCATCAATTAATGGTTCAGCAACAACTCGTGGCGGTGGTGGAGGTGGTGGTAGTTATACAACCACAGCAAGTACTGCCACTGGTGGAGGCGGTGCAGGTGGAGGCACTGCAAATAGTTATGTTGGACAAAATGCAACTGCAAACACAGGCGGTGGTGGAGGTGGTTGTGGTTCTGGAGGAGGCGCTACTGGCGGTGGAAATGGTGGCTCTGGAACTGTAATTCTTCGTTATCTTGGCTCACAAAAAGGTTCTGGCGGAACTGTTACATCGTCTGGCGGCTACACAATTCATACATTTACATCTTCTGGAACGTTTACTGGTTAATCATGGATAAACATCAAATCTCCGCTGGTCTTTTAAATGCATTGATTAATTACTTAGGAACACGTCCTTATCAAGAGGTGTTCCAATTAATTGATGCGTTGCAAAAAGAAGTAAAAGAACAACAACCAACTGAATAGGTGCGTTATGACTTGGTCTGTAAAAGTGACAATTCAAAATAACACCACGTACAGCATTGACGTGGTGAATAACGATGCTGGACAGTTAACAACCATTGCGCCAAGTCAATCTTATACATGGACAACGGAAGACCCTAACAATGCCAACGCATTGAAGTTCTGGTCTACCCCCAACGTGTATTACATGGAAGGCGGTTTAAACTTTGGACCAGACTCTGGGGTTTATTCAGACCGTGGCTGGCTTCCAGAAAATGACCAAAGCATTGCGTTGATTGGCGGAGCAAACGGCTATCGCTGGTCACAAACCACTAATGGAGGGTCTCAAGTAGTTCCGTGGGACGGATTTACTCTAGGTGGAGAAATCAACCTTTACTTTAATAAAGCGTAATCATGGATACATTACTTTCGATACTTAAAGGTGTTGCCCCTGCCCTAGCCACTGCCGTGGCTGGACCTGCTGGTGGGTTAGCCGTAGGCTGGATTGCTGACAAATTAGGCATTCCAGATAGCACAGTTCAAGGTGTTACAGAGGCATTGATGGGTAATCCTGAGATGACTTTAAAGTTAAAAGAACTTGACCTTGAATACGCAAAACTAGAAGTTGCTGACCGTGATTCAGCCCGTCAAGCCTATGCTGCCGTGGCAACTAGCGAATACGCAACTCCATTAGACAAAATGGTTGTTCCTATCCTTGCTTTAGGAGTGGTAGGACTAGCGTTTTTCTTAATTGGTATTTTGATGTTTAAAAACGTCCCAACAGACCAACAGCAAATCATTATTTTTGCATTAGGGTTTATCACTAGTGCAGCAGGTCAAGTCCTCTCCTTTTATTTCGGTTCTAGTCAAGGAAGTAAAGACAAGACAAAAGAAATACAGGACATGATGAAAAAATGATGTATGTCAGACCCATTTGGATTATCCGAAGGAGTAAAAACTCTAAGCGGTAGCCTTGATTCGAGCAGAGAGGCTGCTAAAGGGCTGTCTAAAAGTATTGAAGGCATTCAAAAAGATGCCACTGATGTAGCAAAGAATCAAGCACAAGAACGAATTAGAGCAAGACGGGAAGCAGAGTTTAGGAAGGAAAGGGCGCTAATAAAGGCTCTAGAACAGTGGAAACACAAGAAACAAATCTCCGATGAGGAGGCTAGATTAAAGATTGAATTTGTAAAAAAGTACGGTGCAAAGGAATGGGATGCACTGCTAAAGATTAAGTTGGACATTGAGAACATGGAACGCAAAGATAACGAAGAGTTCCAGCACGATTTAAAGGCAGTAAGGCGGGTGCAGTTTTATTGTTTTATAGCAGCGTTGATTGTCACCCTGTGGTTAAAGTTTATTTTGGGAGCGTTTTAAATGAATATGCAAGATGTACTAAAGGCGGTTATTCCAATTTTAGTAGCCTGTATAGCGTGGCTACTCGGTCAAGTGTCCTCATTTCAAACCCGACTGACTCAAATTGAAGGCAAGATGCCAGCACTAATTACTTCTGAAGGCATCCCTACAGACAGCCCAATCTCTGCCGAACGTAGGGCAAAGATGCGTGAAGAATTGTATAAAGAACTACATGACCTGCATGTTAGGGTCAAATTACTTGAGGAAAGAAGTAAATCTAAATGACCCAACTAAGCCCACATTTTTCCTTAGAAGAGTTGACTCATACTGACCACCGTCAGTTTGACAATTTGCCAAATCAAGACGAGTTAGCCAATTTAAACAGGCTTGCTAGTTTTTTGGAGCAGGTTAAATCTGTCTTAGGCGGTAAGCCAATCATGATTAATTCAGCATTCCGCTCTAAACAAGTCAATGATGCGGTTGGGTCAAAAGATACCAGCCAGCACCGTATTGGCTGTGCAGCAGACATGCGTGTTCCCGGCATGACACCTGACGAAGTGGTTAAGGCTGTGATTGCTTCTGGCATTGGGTATGACCAGATTATCCGTGAGTTTGACCGTTGGACTCATATCTCCATCCCCAACCATCCTGAAGATAAACCTCGCCAACAAGCCCTGATTATCGATAAAATGGGTACTAGACAGTACGCTTAAGGTTCGATATGCCACTCAAAAAGATAATCTTTAAATCAGGCGTTAACAGGGAAAACACTCGCTATACAACCGAAGGTGGTTGGTATGAGTGCGATAAGGTTCGTTTTCGTCAAGGAACTCCTGAAAAGATTGGTGGCTGGTATCAAATTTCAGGAACTGTTTTTTTGGGTGTATGTCGTGCCCTGTGGAACTGGATTACTTTAGGTTCTTTAAACGTCCTAGCGGTAGGCACAACCGTCAAATACTACCTTGAGAACGGTGGTGTTTACTATGACATCACCCCTCTGCGCTATACAACATCAACCGCTTCTCTGACTAATCCGTTTGCAACAACCAACACGCTTAATACCGTTGTCGTTACTTGGGCTGGCTCTGACTTATCCACAGGCGACAAGGTCAATATCTCTGGTGTAACCGTTGCTACAGGCGGAATTCCAGCGGTTGACTTTAATAAACAGTTCTCTGTGACTCGTATTGATGCCAATACGTTCCAAATTACCACGGCTAGTTCAGCCAGTTCTACTGCTTCAGGCGGTGGAACGGTGGCAATTACCGCATATAAGTACACCCAAAGGCTAACCAATCCTTTTAATATGACGGCAGCATCGCCAACTATTACTGTCAATGACACATCTCCTGGCTGTAATACTGGGGATTACGCAATTTTTACATCCACAACCACCACAAACGGTGTGACCATCAACGGTTCGTATGTTGTGACTAAGATTGATGCTAACTCTTACACCATCACGGCTTCTACAAACGCAACGGCTACATTGAGTGGTATTGGCGGCACGGTTACGGTTCAGTATCAAATCAATACTGGCTCTGAAATTCAAGTGCCTTTAACTGGCTGGGGTGCTGGTCCGTGGGGTAGTGGCTCATGGGGCTTTAGTACTCCCAGCACAGTTAACTTGCGCCTATGGTCTCAATCCAACTTTGGTGAAAATCTAATATTTGGACCAGTTGGTGGAGGTATGTATTACTGGGTTGCCGCTGACGGTGTTAACTCAATCGGGGTAGATATTGCTACTCTATATGGCGCTTCAGACGTTCCTGTTATTCAAAACTACATTCAAGTATCAGAT